GTTCGCAACAAAAAATTACCTTTTACATTACCATCCCAAAGATCATACTAGATTAGTTTCAACTGTCGTCGGTAGATATGCTGACGAGAAAAGACATGTTGATTCCCAAATGATTGAACTTTACACCAAAGGTCTCGACAAATTCATGCGTAAAGATTGGAAGAAATTTATTTCACATAAGAGAGAAGGTGAGTCAGAAATGATGCATCTTACTGCCTATTTAACCGAATTGCAAAAGAAATATCCCAAAGACGCAGATTTTGCACTACTTAATTCTATCATACTCGGCGAAGACATCGTACAAACAAAAAATTATAATGTATCTTTAGATTCAATTAACCGTAAACATAAAAACCTTAAAACATCCATTAGATATATCTTCGACGCCATGTTAGACGGCAAACCCAACAAAATCGATGACCTTGAAAAAGAATGGCATTCTTCATATCATGAGTTAGTTCAATTTCATCTTAAAAGACAACCCAAATTTGTGCTCGAACACGGTTACGATGCTTTGTACAAAGATGGGCAAGGCATTTCCGCTTGGTCAAAACTCATGAATTGTATTTTCTCGTCTACCACCAGACATTTTTCACAATGGTTTAAACAATTAACTTTACCCGACATTCAAATTAGTTACGGCAAATCCGACGCCGAATTGTCTGTATTCTTCAACAAATATGCTGACCAACTCAATGACAAAAATTTTGTCAAATTCATGCTAGATTTCAAACAATTTGACCGCAGTCAAGAAGAACAAGGTATAATATCATCTGGTATTATGCTCAACGCTTGTGGTTACCGCAAAGAAACAGTCGACTATTACGTCAGCAGAAGATCCGAGTGGACGTTAGCTTCTAGATCTATGGGTGAAGGCCACGAACCGTTGTCCCTACTACTTAAAGGCACATGGCAACAACATTCAGGACAACCGTTCACATTAGACGGCAATACCGTTTACAACATGGCAGCCGTCGGTATGTGCTATAAAATCAAAGGTATTGTCTGCGCCGCATTTAAAGGTGATGATTCTTTCATTATTTGCGAAAGCATAGATGAAAAACTTAAAGGCACAATAACACACGCCCAACTATGCGGATTTCAACTCAAACCACACAAAGTAGCCATCGGTGAATACATCGCAAATATAATCACTCCCGACGGAAAATTCTTTCCCGATGTGCTCAGAAGAACCAGCCGTGTATTGAGTAAGGTTTACACTTGTGAATCTGATTGGCTCGAGCAAAGAACATCTATAATCGACTGCCTTGACGTCATATTTGATGACGAACAATTATATCACGGATGCCAAATTGCATCAAAATTTTACGCCCAATTCGCCATTTA